GCATCAAGGCTCGCGTCCTCAGCAACGAGTTCGACCAGTTCATCGGAGATGAGGACCTCAGGGTCTTCTGGCCGATGCTTGGTGAGCATGATAGCGTGCCAATCAAGCCCGGTGAGCACGTCTATATCACGTTCGAGGACGAAGCCTACGAGCACGGACTGTGGCTGGGTAAGGTCTCCGGAGATGAGAGCCTAAACTACTACAGGGGCCAGGACAAGTATGAGATTGGAGAGGGAGGGAGACTGCTTAACAAGTTTCCAGACACTCCACCGGACCCGAACGCCACGGCGAATGACACCGACGTCATCGCATCCGGCAGACAGATAAGCGATAGGAACCTGAACGCTAACTTCGGGGACGACCCACAGGACTGACGATGTCGTATGATATAGCAAGAGAGAACGTTCCTGGGTTCGTGAAACGTGTCGGAGACAGGGTCGTAGCCGGCTCGAACAACTCCGTGATAATCCTAGGAAGCGACAGACCAGCCGGCATCGACAGCGGATATGGACACCTAGGTGCTCAGGGGAAGGGCGTGGCGGCCGGCTCGTGCCACATAATCGCCGGCAGAGAGGGTGAGGACCCAAACCCCGACACCGACAAGTCCTACATCTACCTCTCCATGAGAACGGATGTTGATGACAACCTTCAGCTCGACTTCCAGGGTGGGACCAACGACGTTCCCGCTGCTGTCATGAAGTCGGACGCTGTGAGGCTCGTGGCTCGCGAGAACATAAAGATATCAGTCGGTGGTGCCTACATCTTCATGAAGGCGGACGGGACGATAGTAATTGATGGACCCAAGATTGAGCTCGGTGCTGGAGCGACGGAGAGGGTGTTGAAGGGCGAGACCTTCTCGAGGATTTTCGCCGGCCACGCCCATCAGACGGCGATGGGACCGTCGAGCACACCACTTCCAAACCCAGACTTTCAGGCCAACAGACACCTCTCCGACAGGAAAACCTTCGTCAAGTAGCCGCCATGCCACTCGTAAAGAAGACGTTGAGGGACGGTATCTTGGGTTTCATGACCGATAGTCCTCCGTCCGGTCTTGCCGACGCCGCCACCAAGTGGTCGAGACTGTATCATTCATACGCTTCATCGGCTGTGGCAGGCGCTGCGGTCCCCACACTCAATCCTGAACTCATCAAGATGCAACTGTTGGGAACCACGGTTGATTTCATTCCGAGGTTCGCAGCCGGCATCGAAGCCTACTGGGCGACATCGGTCTGGGCCGGCCCGGGCTTAACGGGAACCATTCCTGTTTCTGTGGGTCTTGCGGCTGTTTTGATATCAAGCATACCTACCCTACGGGCGACCACTTCATCTGAACAGGCCGCCGACATCATATCCTCTGTCATCGACGCATACACGCATTCTCTCATCGTCGTGTTAATCAATCCCACCGGCGTCATCACTCCTACCATCATAACATAGAATACCTTTCCGACTTCATATTTACGGGTAAATGTCTATTGGATTCACTTTACCCTTTCAAAGGTCCTCCGGTTCCGTCGGTTATTTTGACACGACGTCGAACGAGATTGATGCCGCGAGGCAGGACCTCCACTCCCTTTTCATAACGAATTGGGGAGAGCGACTGATGCACTTCAACTTTGGGTGCAATCTTAGGGAATTCCTGTTTGAACAGGGAAACGAGGACGAGCTGAAGTCGAGGATATCTGACAGGATAAGGTCTCAGGTATCAACTTGGCTTCCATTCATCGAGCTCGACATCGTGAATATCTTCTTCTCGACAGACAGTCCCGATGTTCCAGAGAACGGAATAGGCATCTCCGTCGAATATCACATTGCGTCAAAGCCTGACCTCAGAGGTTCGGCAGCGATATTGGTCTGACGCACCGAGGAAAGAGAATGGCAGATTTTCTCAAGAGCAGCACCGTCAAGTATCTGAGCAAGGACTTCGAGACCTCCAAGCGAGACTTGATGAAATTCACCGAGGCACACCACAGTGGCGTGTTTCAGGACTTCAATGAGAGCTCTCCTGGTATGGCTCTTCTTGAGATGAACGCCTACATCGGAGACATGCTCTCTTTCTACATGGACCAACAGTTCAACGAGCTCAAGCAGGAGACCGCACGACAAGAGAAGAACGTGGTCTCGTTCGCAAAGTCTCTAGGATACAGGCCGAAGGGAAACAGGTCAGCACGAGGAAAGGTCCATTTCCTCGTCGAGGTTCCGGCCACGACGGATGACCTCGGAAACACGGTCCCCGATGACACGTTCTCACCGATACTCAGAAAGGGCTCGAAGGCAGGAGGCCCCAACGGAACGACATTCGAGACCCTAGAGAACGTGATGTTCAGTGCATCCATCGGTAGGGACATCACCGGCTCACAGTTCGACGGCTCGACAGGACTGCCAACATACTTCGTTCTTCGTAAGCCGGTCGATGTGATAGCAGGACAGACGAAGACGGACAGCGTCGCGGTCGGTGATTTCGAGCAGTTCAAGACGGTTGAGCTCACGAACGAGAACGTCATCGAGGTAATCTCGGTCGTAGATAGCGACGGGAACGATTGGACCGAGGTCGATTACCTCGCTCAGGATACGGTGTTCGACAGCGACGTGAATACCGACGAGGACAACTTCGAGGTTCCATACGTCATGAAGCTTCTCACGGTTCCGAGACGCTTCATCACCGACCGCGACCCATCCACCAACAAGACCTCGCTCGTCTTCGGTTCAGGAGACGGTGTGAATTTCGACGACCAGCTCATTCCGAACCTCGGAGATTACGCGCTTCCTCTCGCGGGCAGAGACACATTCACGACGTTCGAGCTAGACCCTCAGAACTTCCTGAAGACAAGAAGCCTGGGTCTAAGTCCATTCAGCACGACGCTGACCATCACCTATAGAATAGGAGGTGGTCCAGACACGAACGTGCCTCCAGGTTCAATCAGAAACGTCGAGACGGCGACACTCACCTTCAATGCAACGAACCTCAATGCACAGAGCAAGGCGAACGTCGAGGGCTCCATCGCGTGCGTGAATATGAAATCGACAGAGGGCGGCGCGCCTCCTGAGACAATCAGCGAAATCAAGGCGAACGGCGCGGCTTTCTTCGCAGCACAGAACAGGGTCGTAACAAAAGAGGACTTCAACGCTAGGGTCCTTACGCTGCCTGAGAGGTTCGGTCGTCCGGAGAAGGTGTTCGTCAAGAGGAACAACACGAACGCTCTCGCAGTCGATATGCACATCCTGTCGAAGGACCCAAGCGGACATCTTAAGACCGCGACATCGACGCTCAAGAAGAACGTCAAGAAATACATCTCGCAATTCAGGATGATGACGGACGGCATCAACATACTCGATGCGAAAATCATCAATCTCAAGATGAACTTCGGCATCGTCGTATCACCTAAGTTCAACAGGTCGGAGGTTCTCACCAAGTGTCTTGATACATTAATGGACTACTTCGACATCGACCAGCGGCAGATTGGACAACCGATAGTAATCTCGGATATCTCATCAGAGCTCCAGAGCATCCTCGGCGTGATATCCGTGTATGAGATTAAGTTCATCACGGTGTTCGGAACGAGCGACGGGTTCGTCTATTCAAACACGAGGTTCGATGTGGGCTCTCAGACGATGAACAACATCATCTATTGTCCTGACGACGCGATATTCGAGATAAAGTTCCCGCGAAGGGACCTCGTTGGAGTGGCTAAGTAAATGATTTACAGGGTATTCCCATCTAAGGACACGTTCATAACGAACGCCAAGAAGCGAACGACCCCTCAGACGGGCTCTAACTTCGGTGCTTCAGAGATACTTGAGCTCTTCAAGGAGGCGGGTGTATCTGGAATAACCGGATATGCAGCATCTGCAAGCATCGGTCGCGTCCTGCTTGAGTTCGACCTCGACGAGATTGCCAGTCTTACCGCATCAAGCGTCGCACCGACGACCGGTCAAACATACTACCTCAGGCTTTTCGATGCACAGCATGCTGGAAAGCTGCCATCGAGTTTCGACATCGAGGTTTCCTTCGTCTCTCAGTCATGGGATGAGGGTAAGGGAATAGACAACGACGGCTACTCTGACCACGGCGTGGCGAACTGGGAGAAGGCGAAGACATCTGTCTGGTGGGACACGACCGGCAGTGATTTCACGACGAGCTCTTTGGCGACATACAGCTTCGACACGGGACACGAGGACGTAGAGCTTGACGTCTCTTCAATAGTTGGGGCCTGGCTCACCGGTGGAATGCCGAACTACGGCTTCATGGTCAAGCTCACCAACACGGAAGAGTGGGACGCCAATCACTACTATACTAAGAAGTTCCACGCTAGGAACACACACTTCCTGGACAGACGCCCCATTCTCGAGATGAGGTGGGACGACAGCATCAAGGACCAGCGTGGAGCGTTCCTCTTCGGAGTATCAAGCTCCCTATACCTTTATAACAAGGAGCGCGGACAACTAACGGACATCTCGGGAGTGGGAACCGGCAACGACGTTCTAACTGTGCATATCGCCGACCTGAGCGGGACCATCGCCACTGTGTCGGCATCGCATACGGGCCTGACGGGCATCTACAGCGCCTCCGTGGTCTTGGCATCCAGTTCCTACTCTGGTTCAGCATTCAGCGATAGGTGGAGCCTCGACGGTGCAACGTATATGACAGGAGCATTCACTCCGCACAACGATGGAGCATCCTCAAACGACGAGCAACAGCACTATCAGGTGCAGGTGAAGAACCTGAAGAGAGAGTATGAGATTAGCGAGAAGGCGAGGTTGAACCTCTTCGTGAAGACGAGGAACTATAACCCAGCGGTCGTGCAGACCGGTTCGCTGACCCTTCACAACACCGTCATCGAGAAGGGATACTACAGGGTCGATAACGCTCTGACGAACAGGGTCATCATTCCGTTAGGGACGGGCTCTACTGAGACGACGAGGCTTTCATACGACAGCAAGGGGAACTACTTCAACTTCTACATGAACTCCTTAGCGCAGGGTGAGGTGTATA